AAGTCTGGGCTTTATTCTCTCTTTATCCCAATGGAATGGAACTATGAAGGATTTATTGACGAATACGGACTTCCAGTCTTTGATAATCCAGGTCATGATGTACGATATGGACCAGACGGTGAATTAATAGATGTAGGTGTCATTGAGCACTGGGATAATGAGGCTGCGGGATTAAAAGACGATCAAGATGCGTTAAACGAGTTTTACAGACAGTTCCCACGTACTGAAGAGCACGCGTTTAGAGATGAGACAAAAAATAGTATATTTAACTTAATAAAAATATACGAACAAATAGATTACAACGAGGGTAGTAGATACAACTCTCATACCACGACTGGTAGTTTTGGGTGGGTTAACGGAGTTAAGGATACTGAGGTTATATTTTACCCAGACCCTTGCGGAAGATTTAATGTAACTTGGGTGCCACCATCCCATTTGCAAAATAAGCAGATAATAAAAAATGGAGTTAAATACCCGGGTAACGAGCATGTTGGGGCTTTTGGTTGCGACAGTTATGACATTAGTGGTACTGTTGATGGCCGCGGTTCGAAAGGTGCTTTACACGGACTAACAAAATTCTCTATGGAAGACGCACCGTCAAGTACGTTTTTCCTAGAGTACATAGCAAGACCACAGACCGCGGAGATGTTCTTTGAGGACGTTCTAATGGCATTAGTATTTTACGGGATGCCTTTACTCGCGGAGAACAATAAACCACGTCTATTGTACTATCTACGCCGTAGAGGTTACAGAGGTTACAGTATGAACAGACCAGATAAAAGCTGGAAAAAACTTTCTACAGCAGAAAAAGAGGTGGGTGGTATACCAAATTCAAGTGAAGATATTAAACAAGCCCACGCTGCGGCAATTGAAATGTACATTCAAAATCACGTAGGCCATATTGACGATGGTAATTACGGCACGATGTATTTTAACGAGACACTAAACGATTGGGCTCGGTTTGATATAAATAAAAGAACTAAACACGACGCGTCGATAAGTTCTGGTTTAGCTATCATGGCTTGCAATAGACACTTATACGCGCCAAATGCGAAAACAGAAAGATCACCTTTGAATTTAAATATAGCTAAATACGATAATAAAGGGTTTACATCCCAAATAATTAAATAAAGCATGGCTGAGTCAGTATATGTTAATTTTCCATCACAAGCGGTTCCTGACCTAGAAAAAATGAGTTCAGAGTATGGGCTTAAGGTTGCTAGGGCAATAGAACAAGAGTGGTTTAAAGACACGCATAGTAACAGATATAGAAACACACAACACAAGTTTCGTGATCTTAGACTATACGCGAGAGGCGAACAGTCTGTACAAAAGTATAAAGATGAATTATCTATTAACGGTGATTTGTCTTATCTAAACTTAGACTGGAAACCAGTGCCAATTATACCTAAATTTGTAGATATTGTAGTCAATGGTATGTCAGAGCGTATGTTTAACGTTAAGGCTTACTCTCAAGATCAGTACGGCGTAGACAAGCGTACTGAGTATATGGAATCTATGATGAGAGACATGGATACTAAGGTATACAACGACCAAGCTGCAAAGATGTTTAGCATGGATCTTTACGAAAACAGTAAGGAAGAGTTACCAGATACTAAAGAAGAATTAGAACTACACATGCAGCTTAATTATAAGCAAGCTGTGGAAATTGCAGAAGAGCAAGCTATTAACGTTTTGTTAAGGGGTAATAACTACGATCTTGTTAGACGTAGAATGCTATATGATTTAACTGTATTAGGAATAGGTTGTGTAAAAACAGGTTTTAATTGGAGTGAAGGAGCGACCGTAGAATACGTTGATCCAGCTAATTTAGTTTATTCCTACACAGAGTCTCCGTACTTTGAAGATGTTTACTACATAGGTGAAGTAAAGACAATACCTATTAACGAACTAGCTAGAGAGTTCGATAATTTAAGTGAAGGTGATCTTAAAGAAATTCATGATAATTCCACTAGAAGATATGGAGTTACTAGAAAAATAAAAGAATCAGACAACAACAAGGTTCAGGTTTTGTATTTTAACTATAAAACTTACATGAACGATGTTTATAAGGTAAAGGAAACTAAAACTGGCGGATACAAAGCTATAGAAAAAACAGATCAATTTAACCCACCTGAAGACAAGCAAGAAGGCTATAGCAAGCTTCAAAGGGTTGTAGAGGTTGTTTTTGAAGGAGCGTTAGTGTTAGGTACGGATAAGTTATTAAAGTGGTGTAAGTGCGAAAACATGATGCGCAATAAATCTGACTTTAATAAAGTTAAGATGAACTACAGTATTGTAGCTCCAAGAATGTACGAAGGGCGTATAGAATCTTTAGTTGGTAGAATAACAGGTTTTGCCGACATGATTCAATTAACCCACCTTAAGTTACAGCAAGTTATGTCGCGTATGGTACCTGATGGAGTGTATCTTGATGCGGATGGTCTTGCTGAAGTTGATTTAGGTAACGGTACAAACTACAATCCTCAGGAAGCGCTTAATATGTTTTTCCAAACAGGTAGTGTAATTGGTAGATCGTTTACTCAAGACGGCGAGCAAAATCCTGGTAAAATACCTATCCAACAAATATCTAACGGTCAGGGAGCTGGCAATAAGCTACAGGCGTTAATAGGTAACTACAATTACTACTTGCAAATGATCCGCGATGTAACGGGTCTTAATGAGGCAAGGGACGGTAGCATGCCTGATCCCAAGTCTTTAGTTGGTGTTCAAAAACTAGCTGCAGCAAATTCAAACGTAGCAACTAGACATATACTACTTGGGTCTATGTTCTTGACTGCTGAAGTTGCAGAAGCTTTATCGCTTCGTATCTCAGATATACTAGAGTACTCACCAACAGCAGATGCGTTTGTTCAATCAATAGGCGCTCACAATGTAGCTACGTTAAAAGAAATGAAAGAGCTATATTTATATGACTTTGGTATATTTATAGAACTAGAGCCTGATGAGGAAGAAAAACAACTACTTGAAAACAATATACAGACTGCTTTAGCTCAACAGTTAATAGATTTAGATGACGCTATAGACATACGTGAGATAAGAAACGTAAAACTAGCAAATCAACTATTAAAAATAAAGAGAAAGAAAAAGCAAGAACGTGATCAAAAAATCCAACAAGAAAATACGAAAGCTCAGGCAGACGCGAATGCACAGGCTCAACAAGCCATTGCTCAAGCTGAGATGCAAAAAAATCAGGCAAAAGCTCAAGCAGACACGCAACTAGAACAAGTTAAAGCTCAGTCAAAATTAGCGCATCTTCAAGAAGAGGTAAGACTCAAAAAAGAACTTATGCAATTTGAGTTTGATCTAAACCAAAGCTTAAGAAACCAAGATCGTATAGAGAATAGAAGTTTAGAAGGTATGAAAGAGCAGGGCAAGGATAGAAGAGAAAAAATGAAAGCAGACACTAAAAGATTTGAATCTTCAGGTAATGATATACTTGGAGGCGGAATGGGTTTAGATAAATTCAACCCACAAATAGGTAATTAATTATATAATATTTTATCATGGAAAATAACCAAACAGACCTTGAGGATGCAATCCAAGAGGTCGAAAACGAAACACCACAAGAAGAGGTTGTAGCAGAACAAGCTTTGCCTCAGGAACCAGAGGTTGATCTTGAAAAATTTGAAAGTAAAGACGACCCTGATATTATTAAAGTAGATTTAAGTAAACCACCAACTAATGAAGTTGAAGAAAGTAACGCTAACGACCCAGGAATGGTTGGAGTCGATGAAAGTCCCGAGCCCACACAAGAACAAGAAGAAGTACAACCGCAAGGAGAAGTACAAGGAGAAGTACCAGTACTAGAGGAAGTTAGTAACGCTGCTGAAGAGCTTGCGGAAGAAGCGGCTGAAGCTATAGAAGAAGCTCAAGCAACTGGTGAAGCACTTCCAGAAAACGTGCAAAAGCTAGTTGATTTTATGCAAGACACTGGTGGGGATCTTGAAGATTACGTGAGACTTAATAGAGATGTTGAGTCAATTGACGATCAAGATGCGTTACGCGAATACTACAAAAGTACTAAACCTCATTTATCTCAAGAAGAAGTAGATTTTTTGATGGAAGATCAATTTGCCTACGATGAATCAATAGATGATGAGCGTGATATAAAGAGAAGAAAATTAGCCAGAAAAGAGCAAGTTGCTGAGGCTAAAGCCTACTTAGACGGGCAAAAGTCTAAATACTACGAAGAAATTAAAGCTGGAAGCAAGCTCACGCCTGAGCAACAGAAAGCAATTGATTTCTTTAACCGATACAATAAAGAGTCGGAGCAAAAGCAAAAGTTAACAGAACGTCAAGTTTCTGAGTTTCAAAAAAAGACTGATAAGGTTTTTAACGACAAGTTCAAAGGTTTTGAATACAACGTCGGAGAGAAGAAATACAGGTTCAATGTTAATAACGCGGATCAAGTTAAACAAAACCAAAGTGACATTAACAATTTCATCAAAAAGTTTTTGAATGAGCAAAATACGTTAGAGGATGCTAAGGGTTATCATAAAAGCTTGTATACTGCAAACCATGCTGATGCAATCGCTCAACACTTTTACGAACAAGGCAAGGCAGACGCTATAAAAGAAAGCGTAGCTAAAGCTAAAAACATTAACACAGACCCAAGATCATCTCACGGTGTTGTTGAGGCAGGTGGAATTAAAGTAAGAGTTCTAGGTGATGACAGTGACTCTTTTAAGTTCAAAATTAAAAGAAATAAAAAATAACATTTAAAACTATTTAAAAATGGCAATTACGGCAAGAACGTCGTTTCAGGCTGCTCCAGTGCAGCAGGTTACGTCGGCAAACTATCTAGACATCCAGAACAACGGATGGGCTCAGCAGTATCTTCCGGACCTAATGGAAAAAGAAGCAGAAGTATACGGACAACGTACTATCTCTGGTTTCCTTTCTCAAGTTGGTGCTGAAGAAGCTATGGCAGCTGATCAAGTTATCTGGACAGAGCAGGGACGTTTACACCTATCATACGAGTGTGATATGTTAGATGTTACTGCAAGTACAATTAACATCACTAAGGACATTGATGGTGTAACAAGAACTACAGACCACGGTATTCGTGTAGGTGACCAAGTGTTAATCTCAGGTGGATCTGGTCCTACTGTTACGGCTCGTGTAAAAACAGCTGCTGCAGGTAACCAAACTATCACAGTAGAGCCTTACGGCTACGCGCACATGACTAACGCAAGTTACGTAAATGGTGACAACGCTTGTAAGATCTTAGTATTTGGATCTGAGTACGCTAAAGGAACTGCATACCTTGGTGGACGCGCTAACAAGCCTGCATTCACAACATTTACTAACAAGCCGATTATTCTTAAGGACATGTACGAAGTATCAGGTTCTGATGTATCGCAAGTTGGTTGGGTTGAGATCTCAGGTGAAGATGGCGAAAGCGGTTACTTATGGTACCTAAAAGCTGAAAGTGAGACTCGTTCTCGTTTCGGTGACTACCTAGAGATGAGCATGATTGAATCTGAGCTTACACACGCTGATTCTACTATTGCTCTTCCAACTGACGGTGGTGCTGGTACAGCAGGTACTCAAGGTTTATTTGCGGCTATTAAAGCTCGTGGACACCAGTCTTCTGGTATCAGCGGAGTTAACGCTGCTACAGACCTAGCTGAGTTCGATGCTATCCTAGCTGAGTTCGACAAGAACGGCGCTATCGAGGAAAACATGATCTTTGTAGATCGCTCAACAGCTCTTGCTATTGACGATATGCTAGCATCAATGAATTCTTACGGTGCTGGTGGTACTTCTTACGGAGTGTTTGAGAATGACGAAGATATGGCACTTAACCTAGGTTTCTCTGGGTTCCGTCGTGGATCTTACGATTTCTACAAGTCTGACTGGAAGTACTTAAACGATCTAGCTACTCGTGGTGGAATTAACGCTGCGGCTTCTTCTTATGGAGACGATATCCGCGGAGTATTTATCCCAGCTGGTACTACTTCTGTATACGATCAATCATTAGGTAAGAACCTTAAGCGTCCTTTCCTACACGTTCGTTACAGAGCATCGAAAGTAGAAAGCAGAAAAATGAAGACTTGGATTACTGGTTCTGTTGGAGCAGTTACATCTGATCTTGACGCTATGACTGTAAACTTCTTATCAGAAAGATGTTTAGTAACTCAGGGCGCTAACAACTTTATGTTGTTAAACTAATAACTATATTTGACGAAACTACCTCACCTTCGGGTGGGGTAGTTTTATATTAACTTTTATTATATTATATTATGGCAAAAAAGAAAACAGCAGAGGTTGTAGAAGAACCTCTATTAGAAGATACAATCGTAGCGGAACCGCAACCAGTGGTTACTAAACCAAAACCAGTTGCTAAAAAAGAAAGCGCTAACGAATGGGAAATTAAAGATAGGACATATATACTTCGACACGGTTTATCACCTCTTAGTAAATCTATTAAGAGTGCTAACGTGTACTATTTCGACGAAGAAAAAGGATACGAAAGAGAGTTAAAGTACTGTTCTAATCAAAGAACCTGCTTTGTTGACGAGATGCAAGGTGATCAACGTTTAGATCACATTGTTTTTAGAAATGGGGTTTTAATGGTACCAAGAAATAAAGTTACTTTACAGAAACTATTGTCTTTATACCACCCAAGTAAAAACAAAGTTTACATGGAACTTAAACCTCAAGTTATCGCTGAATACGAAATCAGTAATCTTGAATTAGAAATTAACGCTTTAAACGCGGCTCAAAACTTAGATATTGAAATGGCTGAGGCAGTGTTGAGAGTAGAGGTTGGTTCTAAGGTATCAGAGATGAGTTCTAAGGAGCTTAAGCGAGATATACTACTATACGCTAAGAGAAATCCTAAATTGTTCCTAGAACTTGTTAAAGATGAAAACGTAATGCTTAGGAACTTTGGTATTAAAGCTGCAGAGCTTGGTATTATAAGGTTATCACAAGATCAAAGAACGTTTAAGTGGGCTTCTAATGATAGAAAGCTAATGACGGTTCCTTTTGATGAGCATCCTTACTCAGCGCTTGCCGCGTGGTTTAAGACTGACGAAGGCATGGAGGTTTACTCCAATATTGAAAAAAGATTAAAATAATAATCACTTAGTTGGGTGGCCACCCTTCGGGGTGGTCACTAAACTATAAAAACGAATTATGGCAATAAGTGTAGATACAGTTTATCAAAGAGTTTTAGCTCTAGCCAACAAGGAACAAAGAGGCTACATTACTCCTCAAGAGTTTAACTTATTGGCCAACGCGGCTCAAATGGCGATATTTGAGTCGTATTTTTATACAAAAAACCAAAGAGAAAGAGCAGAGCCAGATAGAACTAACGAAGTTACGGAGACTGACATATCAGAATTAATGGACGCTAAATTAGCTCCATTTCAGTCTTTTGAAGCTGTTACCAGTGGACATACGTTTCCAGCTACCGTCACCGTAGATGGAACCGCTTATGACGTGTTCCAAACAGGTATTGTATTTCTAGGAGATGAGCCATGTCAAAAAGTCTCAATGTTTGACGCGCAAAGGTTGCTCAAGTCTAGTAGACACATGGCAACAACTAACGGACAATCTCCTATATACACCAACAATAGAGTTAGTGGGAGAGATATAGTAGTTTATGCTGGTAGCACGCAAGAAGAAACATCAAACGTAACTGTTGAGTGTTTTAGAGTCCCAGTAACCGCTAATTGGGCTTACGTAGTGGTTAACGATAAAGCTTTATATAATTCAACGCTAGCAGTGGATTTTGAACTACATAAATCTGAAACAGATACGTTAGTCGCTAGGATACTTCATCTAGCCGGTATTGTGTTAAATAAAGTAGGGTTAGCGCAAACAGCAGGTACAATGTCTTCGTCAGAGGGTCAAATGCAAAATACATAATTAAATGGGTGTAACAATAGATAGATATCATCAATACTACGCCGATGGCGGTGACCATGGGTCTTATAAACAAATAAGTTTACAAGAAATTATTGACTCGTTTAATGCGACGTATGTTGGTGAAGGTAAAATATGTGAAAAAGTGACACTAAATGACGTTACGTTTCACGCGATCAGAGGTTTACAAGAGCTTAGTTATGACACGCTTAGATCTGCTAAAGATTGGGAGATAGTAGTGCCATCTACATTAGTTATGGTTATGCCCGTTGATTACGTTAATTACATAAAGGTTTCTTGGAGTGACGGTAACGGTATTGAAAGAATACTTTATCCAGAAACAAAAAGCAGTAACCCTAGAGATATAAATACTGCTATGACGGATTTTGGTGCGTTTGCAACTCTTGGTGATGACACTGATTTAGCTAGCGATGAAGAATCAGCAATGTGGGATTCTTACAAATTACAATCAGTAAGTGACATAGGTTCTGTAGACGCTGATGACATGGACGACGAGTACGGAAGATTAGTTGGTGGTAGATATGGTTTAAACGCGCAGTTTGCTCAAGCTAATGGATCGTTTTATATTGATGAAGACGCGGGTAGATTTCATTTTAGTTCAAATCTAGCTGGTAAAACACTAGTACTAAAATATCTTAGCGATGGTATTATTTCGACAAGTGCTGCTAGCTCAACTATACAATTAAATAACAGTTATGTACCAAAGCTTGCTGAAGAAGCAATATACGCGCATATACTGTACGGGGTTTTACTTGCTCGTAAAGACACACCCGCTGGTTTATTATCGGAAATAAAAAGAAGAAGGTTTGCTGAAACTAGAAAAGCAAAACTTAGGCTTTCAAATATAAAGATCGAAGAATTAACTCAAGTGTTTAGAGGAAGCTCTAAAATAATTAAACATTAATATATGGCAACTTTTTCGAGAAACTTCTCTAAAGCTAAGATGAACAAGGATCACGATGAGAGAATTGTTCCTCCAGGAGAATATAGAGATGCTACAAATATAGAAATAGCTACATCAGAAGGTAGCAACGTTGGCGCTGCCCAAATACTAATGGGTAACACGCTGCGCAACGATATTGATACTGTCGCATATTCTGGGCAACCATCACTTGTAGACACGTCAGATAACGCAACATGCGTTGCATCAATCGAATCTTTAGATAGAGATAAAATATATTACTTCGTACACGACGGCGCTAATACTACTGGTAGTTACATTAAAAAAGACTACATTATCGAGTATAATCCCGTGCTTGAAGAAAATAAATATGTATTTGTAGATATTTATGAGGTAAATACAACTAACGCGTTTAGCACTGGAGCGGCTGGTATAGATGGAACAAATTACTTGTATATACCAATTGACGACCCCGTTACGCATCCGCTACCAACCATACCGTATCTTAACAATAGTGGAGTAAGAATAGGTATGACTATGACAGGTGGAGGTCACACGACCTCAGATAACATGGAGGTTAGTGATATTCAGATTACATCTGTAACAAGCGGTAATGTAGAAACGTATTATTGGAAAATCTACTTTACTAAAAATCTAACGTGGGCGGGTTTAACTGAAGGAGTTGCGCTACAGTTTAAAGCGCCTAGGGTGTTAGAGTTTGACCCTAATGTTTATATATCTGGCATAAATATATTAGATGATTTCATATTTTGGACTGACAATGTTAATGAGCCAAAGAAAATAAACATACCTAGATCAATAGCTGGCACGGGAGGAATTTATTATTTAGAAGGCGGTGGTATAAATGGCTATGCTAACGGAAACCCCGGTGGTGCTACCTTTGATGGTAAATACGAGTTTTTCCACACTAGATTAACAACCGATAAAACAGGTAGTTTACGAATAGCTAGAAAAGACAGTGGACGTAAAGCCGTGTATGTAGAAAAGAAGCATATTACAGTAATTAAGAAAGCTCCTACACAACCGTTAGAGCTTAATATGTATACGAGTTCTGCGCCAAGATTTGCTGAGGGCGCAACTACGCCAAACTCAACAACGGGATTTATACCTAACTTAAATTTATTTGAGTTTATAACTTTTGGTTTACCTTTCCAAGTAGGTGACTTGTTAACACCAAGTTACTCAAACGTTGACACCACGAGTGTCACGCTAGAGGCTTCAAGCTCTAGCACGACGATATTTTTAGCTGGTGCAAATCCAAACATTGTAACTGGGGTTACTGTTAGTGGTACAGGTATATCTGGTTCTCCATATGTCACCGCTATAAGTGGCAATCAAATTACACTATCTTCAGCGCAAACAATAGGAGTAGGCGTTACGCTAACGTTCGCTGGATCTCCTCAAGTGGCGGGTACGGGTATACAGTTTACTGAGCCCAAAGATTTTAGAGTAGGTGATATACTAAGATTAATACCAGCAGAGTCAGACGGTAATAATATAACATCAGATAGTTATGCTCTTAGAGTAAAAATACTTGCTAACGAAGATGGGGTCGGTCCGTCTAATAATCCAAACGAACTTCAATCTTTATATAAAGGC